TCTACCTTTTCTCTGTTATTATTTGACTTCTCCTCCATTGCAGAGAGTTTAGCCTTAATAGCATTTAAATCCATCTATATAACTAATTTTAGGTTTATAACTTGTTTTTAATAGTATAAGAATAAATATTCTAAAGTTCAACTATCGAATGTAGTTTGGTCTTTAGAATCTGAAGCTTATAATCTTTTGTAAGTAGTACTGAGTTCTTATAATCATCCCAGTCTATCATAAATCGTTTATCTAAATATCCGTCATTTAACTCTTTAATGAGTTCATTTAAAGCATTAATAGTATAAAGCGTGTTAGTGTATTTTTTTCTATGTACTAATATAGTATTATCTAAAAAATCACCGATATTATGAAAGTCTACGTTATAGGTACATATGTATTCCTCTTGATCCTCGCATTCTAATACAAAGATCTTATCGTAGAGAATAATATAACTGCTTTTAATAGTATCTAACAGTTCATCAAGATCTTCTCTGGCAGTAAATGTACAGAAGAGCTTGTTACTCATGTCGGTGTTGTAACTGAATTCGTCAAAATCGTAGTGAAACGTGCTTAAACTTTTTAATGCTTCCATTTATAAATATTAATTTTATTTACAAAACTAAGTTATCACTTAATTTATAGTGAACTGGATATTTTCCATCCATGCTCATAATATCTTTTAGCTCTGTAAGTAGGTTATCTCCGTCTGTTTTATCGTAGTCAAAGAGAATTGCATCGTAGGTATAGAGTGCAATTGTAGTTTTTTTATTTCGTAAATACTTTAGTACATCCTTAAGTATAAGAATATTATTTGAGGTTTCCAAATTTTGCATAGTATAATTCATCAACTTAGGAGGATTCATATCTTCTAAGTCTTCCGTATACTTTCTACCTGATATAGGACATCTAATAAAACCTATACCGTTAAATTCAATCCAAAGTTTATCTATATAATCCTGTATTTTTTTAAATACTTCCAAATGCTTAACTTCTTCTGGTATATTTCCGTAAAGAGCTTGAAAGTTCATTTGCTTGGCTTGTTTATACTCTTCTTCTGTTATCTCGTCTTTACCGAAGTATAAACGTGCCAGCTGTTTATGGGCACTCTCTTCCGTTAATTCATAACCAATTTGATTACAAAGTAACCGTAAATGGTAACCATCAAAGTCAAACTCTACGAATTTGTCGTTTTTGGGTAAAATAGCCTGTCTATATTCGTCTTTGTGAGGAATAGCAGCATAATTAACACTATTAAAGGCATTGGTAGGCCGAGAAGTAGTATTATAGAGGTTATAGTAAGTGTACGTAATATTTTCAGAAACATTGTAATCTGGGTTATTAGGTTTAAATAAATTTATAAAAGATTGATAAGTTATTTTAAGCCCGGACTGCTCAAGTAGAAAGAATACCTTAGCCGCAGTATTATTGTAAAAGCTAAATGACTCGTCTTTATCAAAGTCCATAAACGGCCTTAAACTTACGAAGTTATTATCACACCTTTCATAGAGCTTGGTTAACGGAATCATTTTATTTACTTCCGGATGACCGGAGTACTTATTGTAATAAAAGCTAAAGGTCTTAGGAGGATTGGGTAATTCTATTCGTTGATACTTCTCCAATGCTACTAAGAGCTGTATATCGGTGAGATTAGGTAAGACAAAGTGATAGAGAAACTCTTTCTTGTCCCATACATATAGTTCGGTAAATTTAGATAGAACCTTTTCTACTATATCTCTCTCTATTCCGAGTCCGTCGGGGTGCGAAATAGGGAGAATATAACCTTGACCCATCTCCAAAGGACGGAGATAAATGGCAAGACTATTAGTAAGCCTAGGATGGTAATTGTAATTACCAGGAATAACTTCGACATACATCGCCTCCTTTCTTAATTCTAAGAGTTTACGTAACTGATCTTTTGTCTCTACAATATAAAACATTTATTAAATATAACCGGGTTCTTAATTAATATAAGAACTATTTTCTATCGAACAAACTCTGATGTTGATTTAAAAAACTCTGAGATGCCTGGGTAATCTTTTTCAAGTCTTTGTAAGGCTTCTCTATTCTTGGTGGCTGCTCCTTTATAGGGAATGTTATTTACTACTCCGTCGTTGACGGGACCTTTTAAGTTCCAGCTTAACTTACCGGGTGTTACGTAGGAAAGTCTTTTTTTCGCTTTCCATTGAGTTAAACTTACTTCGGCAAACTTACCGTTTCTATTATCTCTTAAAAAATATCTAATGTAAAATCCTTTTTTGTAATTTATAACAGTAGGTCCGTAGTAGTCGTTATACGGACGTTGAATTATATTACGATTAGTGTCTTTTTCTATTTTAGTTAATATTCCTTTAATATTATTTACACTATCCCCGGCATAAACTCTTCCACCAGATGTTTTTAAAACTTTTCCGTAATAAGGTTCATTCTTATCGTTAGTGAATTCTTCACCGTACGTATTTTCAACTCTAAATTTTGATTTTGGCAAATACATTAATACTTTCCTCCTTCATTAGTACTTCCACCTGAGCTGGATATTCTGTTAAGCATAAATGTTTGAGCTTTTATTGTAGTATACCATTTATTTTCTTCTATGTTAGCATCTAAAGAGGTTATAATAAAACCTGTGTCTTTGTATATGTCAGGTAGAAAAGTACCTTCTATTTTAAAAACCTGTCCTACTATAAGACCTGATATACCGTTAACGGTCAAAGACAGCTCTATAGGGATAATATTAGCAGGTGCTGTATCTTTACTTTTTAGGTCTTTAGCTAATGCTTCTTTCGTTCTAGAAATTTTTTCACCTTTCAGTTTATCAAACTTTTTCTCGTTGTACACTCCTTTAGTTCGTAAATCGAAAAATTTAAGATTGTTAAACTTTGTATAAGCTTGAAAAAGATTAAGGAAAAACTTTTCTCGTTTTTCTGCTTTATCAACTACATCATCTTTTTTAGCTTCTTCCTCCTCTTGTTTTTCTTTAGCGGTCTTGGGCTGGTCACTTTCACCTGTCTGAGTGCCGGAAGATTTAAAGTTGTTCTTAAATCTATCTCTTTTACCGTCGTTATATTCAGTTAATCCTGGGTTATTATTAGGGTTGTCTTCAGTACCTGCAGTGGCAGATATGGAAATCATAGATGCTAGATTACTAGCTATCTTAGTCTGCATATTAACTGCTTTAACAGTATTAGGTAGCCCGGATATATTAATAACCGGTATTTGATTTTTATCTAAACTGTCATCAATTAACTTTGCTCTATCTACTACAGATATTTTATCATTTACTTCGTCGTAATGTACATCAAGCTCGTTTATTCCACCTAAGTGGTTGTTAACTGAGCTGAGTATGTTTTTAACGAAGGCTAGTACGTTAAGGGAATCTAATTCTGAAGTCCCGCTGGTAAAAAGTAAATCGAGATTTTCTTTTATTAACTTCGTACTAATGTAGATATTATTTATTTGTTTTGGGTCGTTAACTGATTCTTTTTCAATATTACTACTGGTATTGTTAAGTATTACTTTGGTATAAGGTTCTTTATCAGATTGTCTTTCTAGAGTTCTTGTAGCGGTACCTTGTCTTAGAGATTCAGCTTCATCAGGTATTTCTGAGAGTAATCTTATAGCTCTTCTGGATGCTTTTAGTTCAGGTTGTGATGGAGATTTAGGAAGCAGTACCGATGAAGGATCAAAAGAAAAATGATTGTCGAAAGTTTCATACTGTTTGGTACTATTGAGAGTAAAACTAGGTAAATTTTGATCTGATCCGTTTAAGAAAGAGAGGTTTACTAATGCTAAAAACGTTCTTATCGATATGTACCTAAATGCTGTCTTTCCTTCTCCGGTAGTCTTCCCATTAAATCCAGCAACTAACATAGTAGTAGGAGAAAAAAAGACCTCTTGTTTTGTAAACTCATTTTCTAATTCTTTTACTATTGGGTTTAGTTCTACTTTTTTGTTAGCAGTTCTTCTACCTTCTACTTCTTGAGTACCAGTACTTTGTCCTTCTATAACTTTGTAGACCGGGCTTTTAAAATTTTCAAAAGTAATATAACCCTCATCTAAATCTTCAATATCTATTTCTTCTACTTTAAGACAGAAAAAATGCATTAGAGAAAGTCTTTGACTTTCTTCTAGTTCTGTATCTGCGTATGTCACACCATTGACTACCCAGTCAGCAAAATCATCTAAGTGTTGTCCAATAGCTTTATTATAAACTTTAGCAATAAATCCAGGTTCTTCTTCGGCTTCTGATTCTTCAGAAGGAGGTGGCTTCGCTATAGAGAAAAACTTTTCTTCAAATTTACCGAAAGGACCGTTTGAAGTACCAGTACCTTTAATTACTGAAAGAGAGTCTAGAATAGAACCTCTACTTAGTACCGTAAGAGTACAATCAAATCCTCCGTCCTCTCTAAGATTCCAGGAAAAATTACTTATAAATCCAAAAAAAGCATCATAATTATAGGCGCTTTCTGTGATGTTCTTAGTTAGAATTTTAAGTATTTTTTCTTGGCTTACTGTTTGACCGTTGTTAAAAAAGTCGTTTACTCCGTTAGTAGTTACTACATCTACATAGTTTTTATCATTTGTAAAATAACTTGAATTTCCCCATTCTGTAAGTAGGGTCATACCTGGTCTAAAGTATAGGTTTTCTGCTGTTTGCAGGTCTTCCTTAGTCCAGACAGTGAAATTGATAATAGCCTCTCTTACAGTACCAAATCTATTTTTATGTTGTATACTAAACCCGGTTATACCTCCCTCCGGACGGATACCAAAAGCTTCAGTATAATTGTACTTACCTCTTTCACCAGGACCGGTATTAAAACTACTTCTTTTAAGAAATTTAGAACCATCCCAAACTAACTCGCCTCCGGATAGTACATTATTTTGAGCTTTGTTAGAAGTATACACTATTTCATCTTGTGTTGGACCGATAGCTCCATTACTTGGACTATTTACTATTCTTTCTCCAATATCAACACCAGATATTACTCTAATCCATGCATTACTTCCTTGAACTAACTGTAAGAAGTTTTCAGGAGATCTTCTACTAAGTATCTCTTCTCTGGTCTTTACCTGTTTAATAACCTCGTCGTTAATTGGCCCACCTACGAACGAACTCATAACCTTTACCTATTATTATTTAAAGAATTAAATAAGTTTACTGCTTCTTGCTTATTATAGGGTATTCTTATTTGAGTCCCAGAAATAGGATTTAAACTTGCTCGGTTATTTGAAGAGTTAGCTGTAGCTATTACCCACCATAGACTTGGATCTCCATAATAGGTTTGTGCTAAAATATCATACCTATCACCATCTGCAACTATTACGTAAATATCCTGATCAGTAACAGGAATATCCGGATAAATAGTACTTCTACGGTAGGTACGTCCTAAATTAGTTTTTGTAACTGTTATATTTTTATATCTATTGGGCATTTACGCTCCTACTTGATCCTATAAAAGATTGTCCTAATTCAGGATTAAAATTATGAATTGGTTTAAATGTAGTACTAACATTTAAGATAGTAGGGTTACGAGGTACATCATTTTCTTCTCCGTCTGCATCAAATCCTATCTCCCAGGGGTAGTTAGTATCCCAAGATAAGTTAATACTGCTAAAAAAGCCAGGAACTGCTTGTAAATAGTCCCCAATACTTACTTTTGTATAAACACCTCTCATAAAAGAACCGTTTGTATCGTAAGATGGAGCCGTTACTCCGGCAAAGAAATTAAGTTTTCTGTATAGAGGTCTTAATTCTGCCGAAGACATAGCGGCTATCTTAAAGTCAAAACTAACTTCTCTATCAAATCCTGTATAGTTGTATACTTCTTCTGCACGTCCTATGTACTTAGTACCGTTCCAATTACCGGTAAAGTTATCAGTGAAACTGTCTAGATAAGCTCTAAAATATAAATACTGTGCGTTTCCACCTTTGTCAGGATCGAATACTTGAAATTCAAAAGGAATAATTTCAGCCAACTCATTTGGAATTACTTGAGTTAAAAAACTATCATCAATTGTTTGCCCTTGACCGCCAAATATGTTAAGCTCATCTGATCCGTAGTCTACTCCAACACCAAACGGATTTCCTAATCCTTTTTTAGTAGCTTTTACGTAGATAGTTTTAGTCTTATCGCTATCAGATACTTTGCCGAATTCTTTATCAAACTTACCTCGAACGTCCGATTTAGATTTTTCTAAAGTATCTTTTATACCGCTATTAAGTCTAGATATTTCAACAGCTCTTTTGTTCAAATTTGACCTGTTGATAGTATCTTCATCCCATTCCTCACTTCGAGGCTCAAAAGGTACTCTTTTTGATTCTGAATTAGGGGCACCTGGGCGGGATGGATTTATACTGTCTTTGTTACTTTCTAAGTAAGGACTTCTAAATATTTGACCTAATGTTCCGTTTTCAGTACTTCCTTTCTGTAGGTTTGTAGTTTCAGCAAGTTCATCTAGACCCTGTCTAAGTTTACTAGAACTATAGGTTAAAAGTATGCTCGTAGAATCTTCATCTGTACTCTTACCTGCAGTATAATCGGTAAATCCTACGTTGCGTAAAAAATTAGACTGTTTCTCTGGAGTAGCATCAGCTATTATAGTAGCTCCAGCTAGTGCAGCTTTAGCACCATCTATTCCACCGCCTCCGGTAATGCCGGAAAATTGAGCAACTCCTTGTAAAAATCTGCCAAGTCTACCCCTTTCTGGGTTACTACTCTGACCGGATTCTTTAAGGTACTGCGTACCAACAGCTGGTGCGTAGATAAAATGTGTACCGGTACCGGCGACCGGGGTTTGAGCTAAGAGTCCGGCTATGGTTTTTGCTCCATCTACGGCCGTACCTTTGACAGCCGATCCTATAGTACCTGCTACGGATTTAAAAGACTGTTCTCCTCCTTGTCTTCTAGCTTTCTGTACTGCGTTTATTGCTTTAACGGTAGCTATGGTAGCCTGGTTGGCTAAAAAATTAGATGCTGCCGGACTTAATTTACCTCTATTAGCAGTTACAAGCCTGGTCATACGAACTAAATCGTCTGCTCTTGCAGTTATAGGCTTGCTAAACCTATTATAAGTAGGAGGATCGTTTATATCCTTAACTATAGGAGGAGTACTGTAAGTAGCAAAATTTGCATACTTAAGTTTTTTTAAGTCCGATTTTTGATCTATTAATGCCATTAAGGTTTATTAGAAGCTTGCTTCTTCAGGTGCGTTTTCTCTGTAAGTAGCTGGTTTTTTACCGTCTAGGTCTAGCTGAGAGTTAACGTTGTATACTTCGTCTCCTTGAGAGCCGGGAGTTGGATCAAATACTATATTAGGAGAAGCAGCAGTTGCGCTTACCTTTACTTTAGGAGTTTCACCTTTTAGACCAAGAGTTGAGTTCTTATATGTATCTATTATTGCCATTGTTTTTTAGTTATAAATAGTTATCTTATAAATTGTACTTTTATCTAAAAACCATCACTTCTTCTAATTCTTTACCGTTTATAACGATTGTCCTTTTCTTATCTACCGTCTGTATAAGTAAGTCTAATTTCTCTTCTACTTTAGCCATTGTATTCTGTCCTTCGGCTTCACCAGCTGCTCCGGCAGCACCTAGACCTGCTACAGCTCCTAGCCCGGCTAGAATAGGAACCAGTGTAATAAGCATCGGCAAACCTACAAGACCGGCGCTACCTAGGAAAGCTAAAGCTCCGCCTAGGGCTGTAAATGCTAGAGCAGCGGCAGCTATTACATTAATTTGGTCTAAATTTAATGTACTGAAGAGAAGTACAAATCCTTCTGCTGCCATTTTTATGCCAAAGCCTATACCTGCAAATGCAGCTCCTACCCCAAGAGCAGCTAAACCTATTGATGCTAATAAAACTGGAGCACCGGCTGCGTTGAGGGCTCCTATTCCTGCAGCCATGGAAGCGAACCCGGCGGAAGCAGCCGTTCCTGTAGTACCAACGGCTGTTTGAGATGTAGCTAGAGCGGCATTAGCTGCAGTTTGAGTAGTTGTTGCGGCGGTATTAGCTGATTTAGCAGCTGTATTAGCAGATTCTACAACCGTTTGTGAGGCTGTAGCGGCTGTATTACCGGCTTTAGCTACTGTACTAGCTGTTTCAGCAGCAGCTTCTTGTATTTTACTTAATCTTGCACCTGTCCATGCATCTTTAATTGCCGTCCAAGCTTGCGTGACCAGTCCTGTTAATGAAGACCATGCAGTTTGTATACCTTTTACAGGACTTCCTAAAGCAAAGGTAAACCCTTTAGCGGCTCGGGCAGCTGATCCAAGATATCCTACTATAGGTAAAAAAGTTTTAGCTGCAATTGTTCCCCATATTAACAGCTGAGGTACAACGGGCATACTCAAAAAGTTACCTAATGCATTCAACACTGGGTAGAAAGCTTGAAGAGTTTTCTGTAAAGCCATTTGAAAGTTCTCTTGTATTTCTACTTTCTTCATTTCTTCTAAAGATACTCCGGCTGCTGCTGCTGCTTGCTCGGCAGTAAGACCGTTTAATTTAGCCTGCTGGAAGGCCATTTTAGCCAACTGATCTCTATTCATTCCTAAAGCTTTAGCTAAGCCTTCTTGCTGTATTCTATTCATTTGAGAAAACTCAGCAACACTGATTTGATTTTTAAAGATTTCGTTACTCAAACCGGCCAAATCGTTATTTAGCGCAAGTTCTCTAGCTTTAGAAAGATTTATGCTTCTACCTGTTAGTAACTGTGCTTCAAGTTCGTTATTAATAGAGCTTTCAAAATCTAAAAGACTGTCTGCTATACTATCTACTTCTTGTAATGATAGTCCTAATCTCCTTGCTGCGGCTGCTGCTTGAGCCAATGCCTTAGGGTTACCGGCCAGACTTGCCTTAACTGCTGTTGATGCACTAAGTACATCTCTCATTACACCTCTTTGGCTAATAGCAGCTCTGTTAGCTCCATTAAAAGCATTTACAGTTTCGACAGTACTTTCTAAAATAGCATCTGTCGTCATTCCTGTGGCAGCAGTAAGGTCTAATAACCCGGCTGCTTCTTCAGCAGTGCCTCCCATAGCTCTCTTAAACTCAGCAGCACCTTCCAAAACATCGGCACTAAATACATTCTGTATATTAAGTCCGGTTTCCTTAGAAGCTTCTACTACAACTTCCATTAAGTCTACTGTAGTAGCCGCTCTTGTATTAAGAGAATCAAAATTTCCTATGCCCTGGCCGGTTTCCCTACTTAAAGCTACACTTGCTTTATTAATGTCAAAGAATGCATCTGCAATACCTTTTAAGAGTATAAGAGGATCAGTAAATACGTCTTTAAGTCCTTTTCCTAAAGGCTTTAAAGCAGCACCGAATGTTTTAAACCTATTAGAAATAGTACCTAATTCTTCTCCGTCTTCAGTAGCTTTAACTATCTCTTCTCCTTTTTTTCTAATGGCTACTGTAACGTCTTTAAAACTTTCTTCTAAAGCACCTAAATTTATTCCTAATCCACCAAATGCTCTTTGTCCAATTCTGTTTAAATTGTCAAAAGCTGCGCCAGTAAGTCCAACTGTCTTATTTATATTGTCCTGGTGGATGATCTGTTCATCTAAAAGAGCTACTATCTTGGTGAGTTCCTCGTCTTCCCTTCCTACGCCCTTTAAACGTTCATTAGCTTCTTTAACTATCTGTTTTTCTTTTTCAAGCTGCTTTACAGAATAGTCTGCTATGCCGGCACTGCTGTATCTAATTTTATCTAAGACACCACTTACCTTTTGGTAGGCTTGTTTCTGTAAAGTTACAACAAGGTTAGTCTCACCTAGTTCTATTCTAGTTGCTCTAATGGCGTCTTGCATTTCCTGTACGGTATCCAGTCCACGACCAAATACGGTATTGGTTCTTGTAAAGGCTTGGTTAATGTCGTTAGTACTCTTTAAAATACTATTAAAAAACTCAGCAGCTTCCCTTCTCTTAGTAGGATTTGCTATGCTGTCTAAAATGCTATTTAATAGTTCTTGCTCTCGTGCCATAATTTATAGTAATATATACCTATAAATAGCAAAGGCCCGCATTATTTACGAGCCTTAGTACTATAAGAAGGTCTTTTAATTGCCGGACCTTTTGGTACCGAACTAGAAGAAGATTTACCTTTAGAGGCTTTCTTCATTTCTTCGTTCTGTTTATCATTAAATTCTGATATTTTCTGGGCTGTAAACCTTCTCATCCATATTGGCATGTTATACACTGTATGGTAATCAAACCCACCATTACCGTGAAAGACTATATCGTGTATTAACGAAAATACTTGAACTCTATATTCCGGCGTCAGGCCAAAGAAAGCTAACACCTATAGGAATAGGCATACCTCCTTCCGGACCTCCCTCCGGATAGAATGTTAGATCAACATCTGGTTGTACGGTTTTAATATGTTCTCTAAATGCTCTAGAGTCTCTAGCTAAAAAGAAGTTATCTACAAAATTACGGATATCTTTTTGTTCTGTAGAACCATTTACACTAACAAGCATATGCTTAAGTCTTGTAGATAGTTCTGGAGAAGCGTCTTTAGAGACTTTTTTTAACCCTGCAATTTCTTGATCTATTTTTATAGTATCCGAATGTGTAAGAAGTTTAAATTCTATTTCTACACCGGAACTAGGTAGCGTATATTGGAATCTATTTTCTCCTTTTTCCAGTGGTGTATAGTCTATATCTACATTACCTACCTGTGAGAGATCAACTGTCTGCTTTTCTCCGAGGTAGTCAAACTCGTAGTCTTTACCGTATCCGAGAATACGTGCTGCTACAAGGAGTGCATTCTTGTCTCCTACAAGCAAGTCTCCATACTTAATAGTTTTATCAACAATAAGAGAACGTAGGAGATTGTCAACTACGGTACCTTTTTGAATGTAATTTTGATTGGTTAAGATGTCTTCTTCTTTGGCCGTCATGTATTTCATTTCGATTGTACCGGACGATAAAGGAGAGTCTTTAGGGTATAGTAAGCCTTTTGAAGGCAGATCTACAACTTCTGTTGGGAATTGAAACTGATTATCCATTATTAATGATTAGTTAGAACTTGTTTATTATAAATATATATTAATAAACTTTTTTTAGCCAGGTCCAACCAGCTTACCGGAAGCATCTACAGTAAAACCTTGAATACCTTTTACTATAGTATTTCTACCTATTTCTAGAGCTTGAGTCAACTTATTTATAGCAGCTGAAGCATATTCAGACTCTTTATCTTTGGCAACATCGTATAGGAATTCTAAATAAGTTTCAGCTTCTTTTGCTATTTCCACAGCCGCTTGAGACGGATTACCGGAATCTATAACTCCGTCTTTAAGATCCTGAAGTAAGAATTTAGCGTCGCTTATACTGGTGGATAGTTGATCGTCAAATACTCCTTGAGCATTCATGTCGTCTATAAGTCCAACCATAGTATCTAAAAGATTAGGAGTATATGATCGAGTTAAAAAAGTATCCGGATCTTGAGCAAATGCATTAACAGCTCCAAAGAATAACATTATAACCATTATGGCTATAAATGCTACTATAACTTTAAAAGCAAATGGATGTTTTTCCTTAAATCTTATAATAGCTTTTAAAGCTCTATTAATTAAGTTTAGTATTCTACCAATAAGACCTTTACTCAAGTTAGCAATAGAACTTGCAAGCTTCTTAGCAGCAGTAGATAACGGAGATAAGAACTTTTGTAACATACCTTCGTTTTCCTGCTCTAATATAACTTCCAGAGAATCTAAAAACTTATTATATTCGTTAATTGATAGTTCTTCGTTTAAGTACTTTTCAGTAGTCAAACAAATTGTAGTATCTAAATTTATTATATCAAGTAGTTTCATATCTATAAATATAAGAAAAGCCTGACATTCCTACCAAGCTTTTCATTGTATATCAATATACTTTTATTTTCTTAGTAGTTTAAGATACAGTAGTCCATGGCCATGGTTACTGAGATTTCTGCTACTTCAGAAGAACTCCAATCATAATCTCCGAAGCTTGCATCAGTAATGAACGCTCCTTTGATAATCCATTCACCAACAATATCACCAGCAGGTCCTAATTGGTTTAGAGTTACATCTTTTTTGTAATTATCTGAATATCCTGCTCGACCGGTTACTGATTCGTAAGCAGATCTAGCCCATTCCATTACAGCTTGAGCACCAGAAGGAGTGATAGGATCGTAAAGCGTGATCTCAATATCATTCCACTCTCTTTTACCACGGATCTTTCTGTAGCTGTTAATATGATCTAGCTTAATTGATTCATCGGTAAAAGAAGGCGTGCTTGCAGTTTTTACCATGAAAGAGGGAATATCATCGAAGTACATTACAAAGCGATTTTGAACTTTAGGTTCAAATGCTCTAAACATGATTTCGTTTGCGTCTAATACTGCCATATTGGTGTTCTTTTTATATAAATATAGTTGTTAGAAATTATACTGCGAAACTTGCTCCAGTAGGTTCGATTGTGAAATCAAGTACTATAAACTCAGCTGTTTTAGCCGGTTGAATAAATACTTGACCAACTAATTGATTTCGATCGATTACGTCGGCAGTGTTGTTAGTGTCGTCCATTACTACTCTGTAAGCATAAAGTCCTTGACGCTGTACTACTGATTCTAGGTATGGATTAACTGCTGCAAGGAATCTGTTTCTTGTTGCAATTGTATTCTGTTCGAATACTAAGTTTCTTGCTTGATCTCCGAAGAACTTCTTCAATTCGATTAACAATC